TTTGGATTAACTCCTGCTCAGGACGCATCCGCAGCAAACACTACAGACTTAGCGGCATTACGCCAACAGGATGTAGTAACGCAGGGTGCAACAACACCTGACCGAGCAGAGAACCTAGAGCAACGATTAGCAAATGCAGAATCTGCAGATGAAATCTTGTCTCTCCTTCGCTCACAACAATCATAGTTTCTAACTACTAAAAAGGGAATAACCTAAATGGCATATGTATCCACAGCCTCCGATAACCTCGGTGGAACCGCTGGCGGTGCTGGTCTAGTACAAAAGGCTTATGACCGTCTCTTGGAGTTCGCACTCCGTTCAGAGCCACTCATTCGCTCAGTTGCTGACAAGCGCCCAACAAATCAATCAATCCCAGGTTCAACAGTTGTTCTACAACGTTACGTTGACCTTTCAGCAGCAACAACTGCTCTCACAGAAACAACTGACCCAGATGCAGTAGCAATGTCTACACCAACATCTGTCACCATTACTCTCAATGAGTACGGTAACTCAGTTCTAGTTACACGTGCGTTGGAACTCTTCAGCCTTGCTGATGTAGACCCAGCAATCGCTAACATCATCGCATTCAACCTTGCCGATTCAATCGACTCAGTTGCAATGACAACACTTCGCGGTGGAACTAACGTAATTTACTCAGGTTCAACTGCAACATCAACAGCAACAGTTACTGCTGCTGCAACACTTTCTTCAGCAAACATCCGCAAGGCTGTTGCTAAGTTGCGTGCTGCTAAGACAACTGCTCGCAAGGGTTCACTCTACTGGGCTGGTATCCACCCAGAAGTTTCACACGACCTTCGCGCTGAGACAGGTTCAGCAGGATGGCTTCTTCCTAACCCATACGGTTCTGCACAGGACCGCATCTGGGCTGGAGAAATCGGAACATACGAAGGTGCATACTTCGTAGAGTCTCCACGTCTTTACTCAGCAACTGATGGTGCTTCATCTGCAAAGGTGTACCGCACAATCCTCGCTGGACAGCAAGCAATGGCAGAAGCCGTTGCCGAAGAACCACACGTAGTCATCGGACCAGTCGTGGACCGCTTGATGCGTCACCGCCCAATGGGTTGGTACGGCGTACTTGGCTTTGCTCGCTACCGCGAAGAAGCACTATACCGAATCGAATCAGGTTCATCAATCGCATAGTTGATTGACGATAGGGCAGGGGAGCAATCCCCTGTTCTATAGTAAATTCACTATAAGGAGACAAATGGCAGACTATACATTCACAACACCGTATGTACTTGAAGGTCCATCTGGTGGTCATCGTTTGTTTTACTTTGCCAAATTGCGTAAAGGTATTACCATTGTAAAATCTGGTGCTACCTATTCACAGATTCGTTACGCAGTTGATGAAGACTTAGAAGATTACGATGAGGTCTATCGCGGTGGGTATAAGCACACTGTCAATGATGCAACAAAAGCAGCACTCATTGCTGGTGGAGTAGGGATAACAGAGGCAAACTTCGTAGCACAATAAGGGACAAATGAATCTACACAGAATGCAGAAGCATCCTGAATATGTTGAAGGATGTTTTGGTTGTAAAGTCGGAACACTTGAACTCAACTCAGGTGATGCCACTAGAGATATACCAGATAAAAAATGGAACTCTGAATTGCAAGCATACCGAGATGCGAGAGCACAAGGTATACAGCCTTCAGGAACAAGAATGAATGATATAGAAGCAGCACATAAAGCATCAGAGACATTGGGCAGAGCCTATGATGCTGACAGTATGCCCAAAGCAAAAGATATAAATAAAAAATCCGCCGAAGTAATGAAAGAACTGGGAGTCTAATATAATGAAGAACAAGTCATACAAAATGGGCGAGAAGATGGAATCAAAAAAAGAAAAGTTTATGGAAATGCAGATGGGCAAGAAGGCTATGAAGAAGCCTGTTGCTAAGAAGGCTGCTCCAAAGAAGATGGGTAAGAAGAAGTAATGCCAAAAGTCGGAATGAAAGAATTCGCATACACCGCAAAAGGTATGGCAATGGCAAAGAAGGAAGCCAAGAAGACTGGCAAGAAGATGGTAGTCAAGAAGGCTGTTGCTAAGAAGACAGGCAAGAAGAAGTAAATGGCAATGCAACCAACTGGCGATGCTGCTGCAAAGATGTATCGTCAACAAGTATCAAAGGCTGGCGTAGCAAAAGCACATAAAGATGCAACTGCTGCACTCAATGCCAAGTACCCAGGAATGTTTATCCCAGAGACAAGAACAACTCCTGGTTTGAACAAGCCTAAAGCAACAGTAAAGAAAAAATAATAAAGGTGGGGACAATGCAAGAAAGCGTAGCAATCGCTTGGTGCGATAACGGTATGGTAGATGGCAAGTTTATGCAAGGGGTCACAGATGTGATTCTCAAGTCAGGACTTACCTTTGAATCCACTTACCGCAGTCAGGGAAACCAGATAGCACGTCAACGCGAAACAGTTATCAATTACTGGTATGAAAAGAACAAAGCGGATTGGTTGCTCTGGGTTGATTCAGATGTAGTAATTAGCCCAGAGACTTTCCTCAAACTTTGGAAAGCCAAGGACAAAGACAAGCGACCTATGGTAACTGGTGTCTACTTTACAACAGATAACCCAGAAGAACCGTTGATGGTTCCAATGCCAACTGTATTCAACTTTAGTAATAGTGAAGACGGAGGCTTTGGTTTATCCAGAGTGCATCCACTGCCTAAAGATAAGTTGATTCAAGTAGGCGCAGCGGGTATGGGGTTTATCCTTATGCACCGTAGCGTAGTTGAAACAATCAAGAAAGAATTACCTGATGCTCAGTTCTTTATGGAAATGGGCAGAGGGACAAAGTTTATCGGTGAGGATATTTACTTCTTCGCTTTATGCGACAAAGTAGGAATCCCACTCTGGTGTGATACATCTGCAACTGCTCCACATATGAAGAGGTTTTCATTTGATGAGCACTATTACGACGCAATGACTAAGGGTAGAAAATGACAGAAGCCTGGACACGCAAAGAAGGTAAGAACCCTGCTGGTGGACTCAATGCCAAAGGCAGAGCATCTTATAAGGGTGGCACACTCAAACCACCTGTAAAGTCTGGAGACAATCCACGCAGAGCATCATTCCTAGCACGTATGGGAAATATGCCAGGACCAGAACGCAAGCCTAATGGTGAGCCAACTCGTTTGCTTTTATCTCTACAGGCTTGGGGCGCAAGTTCTAAGGCTGATGCTAAGAAAAAAGCAGCAGCAATATCTAATAGAAACAAGGGTAAAAAATAATGGCAGTAGGCACCCCTGGTAGCCCGCTCTGTGCGGAACTAAACCGCTTAGCAAATGGTGGAACTTATCCCCTACGCACGGCGTTCAAGGATGAGCAAGGCGCAGCCAATGCTTGGGCTGGACTAACAGGCGCAGCAGTGCGTGGTGTAGTCGGTGCCCTGAATTACAAAGTTAGTTCAGCGCGTACTCCTGCTGCTTTCAAAGACATTGATGGTGTATGTAATGAACTTGCTGGAACTACTGGACTTGCAGCACCTGAGGCACTAAGGAGAATATCTTCGTGACAACTACCCTAAGCAATATGATTGATGAAGTACTAATCAATCTTGCAGGTTACACATTTCAACAAGACCGTGCTACCTATCTCAAGACCAATATTACAACAACGACTTCTTCTGCAGCATCCCCATTAGTTGTATCTCTTGGTTCAACTGACAGTGTGGGTAAGGGAGTTATTGAAATTGATGAAGAACTTATGTGGGTTGATTCTTATGACCGCATTTCTAACACTGCAACAATCGCTCCTTATGGTCGCGGTTACTTAGGTACAACTGCAGCAACGCACACAGCAGATGTCAAGGTTTCTATCTCACCAACATTCCCACGCTTTAGCGTCAAGCGAGCAATCAACGATACAATCCGCTCCCTTGGAGCAAACATCTTTGCAGTCAAGTCAACATCATTTACTTTCAATGCAGCCGTATCTACTTACGCTTTTGCTAACTTGAACATCAAGAATATCTTGACAGTTTCGTGGCAAAGCATTGGACCTTCTAAGGAATGGATTCCATTGCGTAAATGGGATTTCGATTCTATCGCAAACCCTGAGGCATTTGGATATGTAACTGGAACAGATATTGTTCAAACCATTACTCTTGGTCAAGCACCTGTATCAGGTCGAACAGTAAAGATTACATATGCAACAGACCCAGAGGCATTTACTACCAATGCTCAAGACTATGCAACTCAGACAGGACTACCAGAATCGACTCGTGATGTGACAATCCTTGGAACAGCCTATCGCCTACTCTCATTCCTAGACCCAGCACGTGCTGCACAGGTTAGCCCACAGGCTGATGAGACAGATAGCAAGCGCCCATACGGTGCATCACAGAGTGCGACTAAACAACTTTATGCTCTATATACACAACGCCTCAATGAAGAAACAAAAGCACAACAGCAAAACTACCCACCCCGTGTTCACTTTAGTCGTCGATAAGGAACTTCAATGACAGTTAGAAAATACTCCTCACGTGCTCAACAGACAACGTTGAGTGCTTCCATTACATCGACTGCTGGCACAATGACGGTTGTAAATGGTGCCTCTCTTATGGGTGGCAAGACACTTACTGGCACACAGACTTACACAGTTGTCATTGACCCAGATACATCACTTGAAGAAATTGTAGATATTACCGTATACAGTACTGGTAACACACTAAATATTTCTCGCGGTATTGATGGTCCAACTCCTGG